ATGGCATGCTCATTATTGAGTATAACTACTGTTGTGCATGCACAGCATATTGACAAGCAAACATATATTTTTGCCATCAAAAAGGTTGATACTCTGAAACTGGACAAGTATGTAATGATTGATCAAATACAAGGGACACAATCAAAGCCCGTCATTCTTTTTGCATTTGGGGGAGGTTTCAAAGGCGGGAGAAGAGATAATCCCGATTACATTTCTTATTTTCATTTTTTGGCACGAGCCGGCTATGTGGTAGTATCAACAGATTACCGTACCCAATTAAAGGATATAGATAAATCGGAGTATTCGGACTTGCAAGGATTCTCTTCTGCCCTGCAACAAGCAATCACTTGTGCTGTAGAAGATTTTGGTGATGCTACAAATTATATAATTGAGCATAGTGTAGAATGGCAAATAAATCCTGCACAAATTATAGCTTGCGGTTCAAGTGCAGGTGCGATAACTGCCCTTCAAGCAGAGTATGAGATTTGCAATCAAACGGCTTTTGCGGACAGATTACCTGCCAATTTCAATTATGCAGGGGTCATTTCCTTTTCTGGAGCAATCTGTGCCAATGGTATTCCAAAATGGATAATGTCCCCTTGTCCTCTTATGTTGTTCCATGGTGATGCCGACAGCACGGTTCCTTTTACTAAGGCAGTAGTAGAAGAGGAAATGGGGCTATGGGGCTCAAACTTTATCTGTATGCAACTGAAAGAAAAAGAGACAGCATACTATATAGCGGAAGGTATAGGACATTCCCTATCCTATTCTCCTATGAAGGATAATCGTCATGACATCCTGAGCTTCCTAAACCGGTTGGTACTTGGTAAAGAAAAACGTTGCATTACGACTGTAGAGAAGAATCCGGAAATATCTAGATATAAGAGTGATTTTACAATAGAAGATTATATCCGTGAAAATATGCGTTAATTCCTATCTTTATATCCTTTCCAGAGTTTTTGTTTCTCCACCAATCAATTATCTTTGCACATTATTATTCCATAAAAACAAATCTTTAATTCTATAAATTATGTTGGTACGTATTATCAGTATGGTCATAGCCGGAGTTATTATAGTATATCTAGTCCGTTGGATTGATAATTTTTTCTCCAGGTATCGCAAATAAATCTTGCCTGCAATGTAAACCAAATACTCCAATTTGTTTCCCATTACAACCTATGCTGACAAAATGCGGACATTTTCTAATTCTAAAACAAGAAAACCGCAAAAGCTTTTTTTAGCCATTTGCGGTTTTTTCCTTGTGATTCCGTTGCGATTCGGAATGTAAAATACTATAAAACCAATACATATAACATTATATTAAAAATCAGAGTAATATAAAAATATTATATTGCATGCCATTGCATTATGTTGTGCAATATTTGAACTGAGTTGTGCAATTTATGTATATTTGCACAACCGATATAACAGAGAATATATGACTACAGTAAAAGCATTTATAAGAACTGGGAAGAAAGATAAAGAAGTAAATGTCAGATTTCGATTATCTGATGGACGCAATGTACAGTTATTCCACAAATCAGATATTATGGTCTCTCCTACTCTTTGGGATGCCAAGACTGAAAAATATAAGGCTAAAAGTATTATAAAGTTAGACATAAGAACATCATTTAACACATCTATTGAAGAACGGAAGAATCTAATTTTATCCATTTATGGGAGCAACAAAGAATTAACCAGTGAAAAACTGGAAATCTTAATAGACCAGCACTTACATCCTGAAAAATATAACATCAGCAGTGAAGAGGAATCCATGTGTAGTATGTTCCAACGCTATGTTGACGGATGGCTAAATGCAGGTGTAATAGGTCCCGGCAGAAAGAAACATTACGATGTAGTGATAAGGGAACTGACTCGATTCCTTATTATCAATGGCATTGACGGGTTGCCGGTCAATGAATTCAATAAGGAACATATTCTAAATTTTCGTGATTTTCTACGCAAAGAATACACTCTGGTTGAAAAATTTCCAGAACTGTACGCAGAAATGAATAAGCGGAATATACCATCAAAGGAAAGAAGCCAGAATACAATTGCTGAGAAACTTTTATTGTTACAAGCATTTATGGTGGAGCTTGAAAGTAATGATGTTATTCCCGTATCTCCTTTCCGCAAGATAGGAAAAGAAAAAGAGTCCATTATGAAGCAACAATATGACGAGCCTTTCTTTCTCACCAAAACAGAATTCAATGAAGTTGTCCACAAAGAATGTCCCGAAACATTGCAGCGAGTAAAAGATGTATTCGTTGTTCAATGTTGTTTCGGTTGCCGTATAGGTGATTTCAGACGATTCACTTTTGATAATATCAGCATTGAAGAAGGAATACCTTACATTCATTATTTACCTCAAAAAACACACAAGGATGGACTTATACGCACTGAGATAAAAACTCCCATCATTCGTATTGCTTATGATATTATTATGAAGTATAAAGGTAGGCTACCAAGCAATGCTTTGTTACCTTATTATCCTGATGGCAATGGTGAAACCGGGTACAATTATCAAATAAAAAAACTACTTGAATACTGTGAGATTAGCCGGAAAGTGGCAATGTTTAGTGCGGCATTGGGAACAAATGAATACAAATCCATATATGAGATTGCAAGCAGTAAACTTGCCCGTAAAACTCATGTAGATTTAATGAATAAAGTTCAGATAGATAAATACGCAGCAGGCCTTCATGCAAAAGGCAGTGGAGCCGTAGACAGATATACTGGATTAGGTATAAAAGAACGTTTTATTTTAATGTGTGCGGCTTTTGGCTGTAATCAGTATGAAGTTGACGATGATTTATCTGTAATGGAATAGGCTCACTTAGTATCTCATATTGATACTCTGTTATTTGACACCATCCCCGTAGTTGAGCCGCTACGGGGATTTTTACTGAAAAAGAAGCGATTCATTCAACTGCCTTTTCCACAATCTCCATCACTACATGGCTTGACTCCAACCAGAACCAATACCACAACCAAAGCATAATCCCACCCAACCAAACAAAAGCCACATCAATATAGTACAAATTTAATATCCTGCTAACCAATACACATAAGAGTTCTCCGCAAAGCACATAGGCAGCAACCATAGTAACAAGCTGGTCATTGGCAACAGTTATCAAAACCAGAATGCCTATAACGGGAAGAAGGGAAATACAATCAATTAGAAGTTGTTGTTTGTCATTCATAATACAATAGGGATTAGAATACAAATATAAACATTATTTTGTATAAAACAACCCTCTATAATAGGAATTTCTGACAAAAAAGAAACGAACTATTATTACAATATAAACAAAAAGAGCGACTATTCAGCCGCCCCTTTCGCATTAACGAGATAGACATAAAAGTATCTCAAATCATCTCTGTAGATGGATGCCGAACCACTACAGAGTTTCCATTCATTCTACAGTTTCTCCTTTTTCATTCAGAAGTACCGTCACTTCTTCAGTGGATTGATTTTCCTTGGTGATGGTCAACACAACCTTATAAATCTTACCGGTTTCTTTCTCGGAAATGAAAGCCTCCTTTATTACAGCCCCCTCATAGTCCTTAGCCAAGACATTCATAACTGCCTGAGGCAAGTCTTTTACTTCCACTTTTGTGAACTCATCCTGAGGATTTTGCTGAGTTTGCTCTACAGACTGTGTTCCAGAAACCACGTAAGCAAATGCTACTGAACTGCCTAATCCCATAACCATTGCTAATGCTACCAATACTTTTTTCATAATCGTAAGTTTTAAGTAAATAAATATAGTTTTTGTATTAACTATAGGACAAACGATATGCCATGATGTACATCAGTACATAATACATTATACATCAGCATATTATAAAAACAAGAAGGAATAATTATGTGTGGAAATATGTGGAACTGAGTACCACACATGGGGAATAATTACACAATATGGATTACTTAATTCCTGGGAAATGGAACAAGGCAGCTTATTCAGCTGCCTTGTTTAAAGTTGCTCAAAAAAAATATTAATCTTTTGATAAAATTCTTTAGTGGACATTTGTTGCTTTCAAATTAATTATCCACCTTTGTATAAATTTAATCTTATATTAATTATGGGGAAAGATAGTCTTTTATCATACAATCGTTTCAGAGAAAGCTCTGCTTGGATAATTCTTATCTTAGGAATGCTTCTTTATTATATATCTTATTTCCACATTGAGCAACCAAGTGTATGGAAAGAAATCCTGATAAAAATAGGAGATGTTTTAGTTATTGGTGTAATTCTTGGTTATTTATCAAATGCTGCCCAGTTTTTAGGAATCTTCAAGCAAGATTTACAAGACATAGTCTATGGCAAGGAATTTTTGGCAAAACGGAATGACATAGATTCCCTTTGGGAGACAGTTACTAAAATTCTTTTTAAATCAAAATTTCCAGCTATAAATAAAGATTTATTATCTTTGATACAAAAAACTTATTTGCCAGTTGACAATATAACATATTACAATGATTACAACTCATCAATAAAGATAGAGTGGGCAGATAAAAATAGAAAAATAATTGTTGTTAGAAATCATATTACATTTGAGCTAATTGCTGAGACGACTAAAAGATTTGAATTTCCTTTAAGAAGTTGGATTGATGTTGAAGGATTAGAAGAAGGAGATTACTATGTGAACGTTTCTAATTATTTAGTAAACGGTAATCCAGCCCAAATAGTGAGTACTAAAGATGAGATTAAAAATGGATGCAGTGAATTTGAACTAGTTATAGCATTAGAAGGCGAAACAAAATATGAGATATCGAAACTAATAGAAAAAAAATACTCCATAGAAAAAGATTTTACAATTTGTTTTAGAGCTTTGTTTATAATTAGCAAATTCACATTAAACTTTACATGCCCAGACGACATTAATAGTAAGTTTTATAGTAGAGGAACTGTTAATGAATTTAAGCCATTTGGCGAAAATAAATCTAATTCTTTTACAAGAAAACACAAAGGTTTGATTTTACCTAATCAAGGATATGTTATTGCGCTAAAAGAAATATAAAATTGCGTGTAAAGTATTGTTTTATTCATTAAAACATATATCTTTGCACACAGAAACCTAATAGAAAAGAGAATGAAAGTAATTAGAATTATTGAAGACGACACTCAAGGATAGTGCCCTTCGATATTTTTGTGTATTTTATGCAATTTTTGTTAGTGTCATAAGTATACTAAGTAAGTTTATAACCCAATATTAGCAGAGTAACGCTCTGCTTCTTTTATTTATAAAGATAATTAAGAGAAAAAGCAATAATAAGGCAGCTTATTGGGCTGCCTTTTAATTAATATCCTCTTAACCGATACCCGGTCAATCGCCAAGTTATAGAGTGCTGTTTAATGTTGCAGATATTGGCGTGGACGTACTATCTCAATGCGTATGCTCTTTTATAAAACATTTTATTCTTCCCGATTGTCTCAACTAAGTCTATCGCATAAATGACCTTTTTTAGTTCCGTCTCGTTCTTTACGACTTTAATAGCCTTCGCAAAGTCAGCATAAGTGAATCGTAAACAATGACAATAAAAAGAACCGTCTATAATAAAAGGTACGTCAGAATCAGTTCTTTCACCAGATTTATAAGCATCATGCATTAGCTTGACAATACTCCGTTCAAAATCCCATTGATATGAATGCGCTCTTTTATCAGTATCAATAACTCCTTGCTCACGTAAATAAGCGAAAACATCACTTACAGAAATGTACTTCACTCCATCGCTTTCGATATACCCGATTTTCTTTATCATAATTCCTAATTTTAAATGTTACGCAAACATACTCATTCTCTATTTCTATTAGGAATCTAGTTGGCGTAAATAAGTTAATTTAAACTATAAATACATATTTTGCACACTGTCACGTGCTACATTAAGAAGCCCCGACGGAAGCCGGGGCAAATTCACTAATAATCGGTTGATAATAAATTCCATCCGCCATAATGCTTCACGAAAGTCACTGTAACTTTTCCACCAATATTATCATTAATTGTTGTTGACCAATAATTGCCAATAACTTGATTTTGTTTGGGAAGTCTTTCTGTTGCTTCACCAATGATTTGAGATAAATACTTTCTCATAATTATTTTATTTTTTAAAATTTCACATTGGTGTTTTGACAAAAAAATATCGCAACACCATTAATAATCTCGGTGTTACGACTTAAAAGTTCTACTGTAACGATTGCAAAGATATTAAGTTTTTCTTAATAACCAAACTTTTAGAAATATAAATTTGCTTACCACATAAATATATTATAATTCACCCCAGCCCCAACATACCATCCACCCGGATAGCCATATCCAGCCTGCAAGCCAAATCCCCACCGCTTTTTCTTCGGTTTGACAATCACCGGATGGTATATATCATTCGTCACCGTCTGATACACCGTCTTCGGATACACCACCATACTATCCAGCCTTGGGTCAACATACCCGCTCACCACTGCCCGGTAGCTGCTATCGGCATACACCACCTCCTTGCGATGTAGCAGCGTGTCCCTTATATATATGGTGTCATCAGCGACCCAACGCCAGAACACAGCCATCGGAGCGGAGATAAGCTGTGTGTCAACCTTGACAACCGTCTTTATCTTCGTCTCTACACGAACTTCAGCCGGAGGCTGCTCATGCGGACGGAACCAAACCACTATACAAGCAATTGCCAGCAGTACAATTAATATCCACGGTAACTTTTTCATTCCTCGAATCTCAAATCATTAATCCGATTCATCCAACCTCTCTTAAATTTATTGTTCGCCGGACGTTTTTTGCATATATCCTCGATGAAATCGAACCGTGCAATCTTGATCTGGTCGAACAACTCACGCGGGTTCCTGGCATTCACCGCAGCAATGGTCTTAGGACCTACTATTCCATCCACAGTAACACCAAGCAAACGTTGAGGAATCTTTATTCCGTGTGCACCGGATGCCCACACCCAATCGACAAGGATATTAGCAACTGATTGCGATTTAATATCGTCAGCTTTCCATCTGTCCCAATAATGCGGCTTGAGCACCCGTTTAACGACATCCTCACGGGTAAGCAGATGCAGGTCATCTACGTCTATATCACCGTCGCCGTCCTTGTCATAGCCGCATGACTTCCACGTACCGATAGTCACACCCATATTTGTAGCACCTCCAAGGTCTGCCGGATCATTCACGAAACCGCCTTCCCATTTTAGGATAAACGGTGCAAGTTGATTCACATTCGCCATTTCAATTTTCCTCCTTATTCAATTAATACCCATTTTGCGGTTCTCTATCACCGCACTTCTTTCTCTCACACCGTTTCAGTGCCAGTTCCAGTTTCAAGTCAGAATTAGCCTCCTTCAGTGTAAATAACTCATCCTGCACCTTACGGAGCCGGTCTGTCTGCTCCACAAACCGCTGTTCCTTCACCGAAAGCTGCTTCTGCAGGAACTCGTTGTACTCCCGTAATGCCTTGAACTCCTCGACATCAGCATGTGCGTCCTCAATACGCGCATTGGTCTTGCGCGACATCCACCACTTAATAAGCTGCTTGATGCCCTCGATGCCACCGAGGGCGGTCACCAGCATAACCCAATCATTCATATCCATTTCACCAATTCATTTAATAATCTACTAATAACCATTTTTTGTCCGACACCGCACAAATGTACATCAGGCAAAATCAAACAAGTTGTTGAATTACAATTTTCCACTGACATTCCGTGACAGCAAAAGTAATTGCTTCCACAACCTTGAAAAAGGACATAAAAAAAGAGCTCGATGACAACGTAAGTTGCCACTAAGCTCTTGGTATTTATATACATTTCTACAAGCAAATATAGGAATTTATATTTGAAATCCGATTACTTATTGCATCCTTTTTAAATGGTCATCCAATGTTTTAGGGTTACATTTAAGCTTACGACATATGGCTGCCTTTGAATAACCATATTCGAGCATAGTTCTAATGAGAGGTTCCTTTCCTGTAAGCTTGTAATGCGTGTTTTTATCCCCCTTTTTCCGACCAAGTCGTATTCCTGCAGCTTTTCTGTAAGCAAGGGCCTCCTTGGTTCGCTGACTGATCAAATCACGTTCAATCTCAGCGGATAAACCGAAAGCGAATGCCAATACCTTACTGTTGATGTTATTACCTAATTCGTAACGTTCCTTGACAGTAAGAACGCAAGTCTCCTTAATCATACAGAGGTGAAGCATTGACATAATACCCATCAGGTTTCTTCCTAATCGGCTGATTTCTGTTATGATTAGAGTGTCGCCTTTCTTCATCCTCTTGAGAAGTGGACCTAATTTCCTATCATTAGCAATTTTGGTACCGGAAACCTTCTCGGACACCCATTTATCTATTACAAGTCCTTTTTCCGTTGCAAATTTCTGGACTTCGAACCTTTGGTTCTCGACAGTCTGTTTGTCTGTCGACACACGAATATATGCGTAAACCATTTTTGCGGTGAAGGTAGTCTTATTCAACAGCCTAACCAAAAAGGGTATTCTAATGACCCTCAAAAGTACAAGGGATATGATAGAGAA